AGCAGGTGTAGCACCAACGAACGGGTTAGAAGCCATGCCGTAACGTGTCTTGAAACCGATCTTCGGCTGGAAGTCGTTCTCACCCACGGCCTTGACCATAGTCAGAGGAACGTAAGGGCAGTAGAACACACCTGAGTCATAAGGGTTAGTACCCTTGTAACCAACAGTCACGTAATCAGTGCTTGCATACGGATCGATGTAAACCTTGATACGACCATTCAGTGTACCAGCGAATGTGTTACCTGTGTCATCCACCTGAAGTGAAGTTGACATAGCAGGAGTGTAGTCAAGCATACCAGAAGCAGCCAGAGCAGTTGCGACATCTGAAGAACAGATCACAACGTTACCCTTACCACGGCGGGTTTCTTTAGCAATGACGTTACATTCACGGTCAAGCTGAACAACCAGACCCTTGAACTTCTCAGCAGACCAACGGCCGTCAGCGTCTGAAGACAGGTTAAAGATACCCTGCTTCGTCACGTTAGCCTGAAGACAACCAGTCTTCGCCTGTGAGTTGATGGTACGGATAACTTCACGGTTGATTTCCGCAAGGATTTCCGTTGACAGAATGTTCGCAAGTTCTGTCTCAGCGTCAAGACCGTGGATTGCCTTCAGGTCTTGAGCAAGTTCAAGCGAGTATTCTGCTTTCAGCGCACGAGACTTGGCAGTCACGGTTGCCTTTTCGATGGTGAAACCCATCTCATGGAAAGAAGAACCAGTGTTACCCAGAGCTTCCGCATCGCCAGTAGGCATACCACCAGCAGCGAGGGCAGTCAGACGAACGCCAGCAGAGTCAACACCGTTCCAACCAGAAGCGTTGTCACTGTCGTGTGTACCAGCAGAATCGCCAGAGAACTGAGTCTCGGCCTCGTTGAAGAGAGCCTCACGGCTAGAGGTAGAACCTGCACCGTAACGAGCCTTCAGAGCGAAGATAAGACCAGTCGGGCCAGACATCGGCTGAACACCGCAAACGTCATAGGCCATCAGGTTAGGCATAGCACGGCGAACGAGAGAGATCAGAATCGGATCCCATGTTGCCTGCGAGGTTGTGTTGTTACCAGCGACTTCGGTGATGAAACCGGCCATCGCAGAGCGCTCTTCACGAAGAGCACGCTCTTGGTTTTCAAGGATAGCAGCGGTAACTGCCTTTCTGTGGTGATCTTTAATAGAACCAGCAGACTCCTCGTTGAGCACAGGGCTCCACTTTTCGATCAGATGATCAAATGATTGAGTTGTCATTTTAGATATTCCTTATTGCTTAGTAGTCTTTTTAATAGCAGCAAGATAAGATTCCATCACTGAAGAGACTTCAACTTCTGCGTCAGCTTCTTCGGCGGTGATATCAGTTCTAGCGGCGGGTGTATCGGTCTTAAAGAAAGATTCTTTAATCGTTTGAACTTTAGATTTGAATGATTCAGCATCATCAAAATCCACGCCTTCAACCAAACCACGAAGTTTTTCAACCTGAGTTTCAGCCATACCACGTGACGCTTCTGCGATAATCGCATTGCGCTTGTATGTCTCAAGTTCTTCGGACAGTTTAATTGACTCACCAGTTTGAGCGTTGAGTTTTTCTTCCAACTCTTCAACCTGTTCGGCAAGTTCGTCAACTAGATCAACCTTGGATTCCGGAACGTCAATGTAAGACTCTGTGAACAGGTCTTTCATCTTGTTCATAAAGGTTTCTGCGATTTCAGTACGGAGACCGTTCTGAATAGCAACCTTGTTTTCTTCCATCCAAGTCTCAACAACGTAGTTGAGGTAGCTATCAACCTTCTGCACCATGTCGTTCTTAATAGAAGCGACTTCCTCAGAAAGTTCCTCCTTGTACTGTTCTTCTAAGCGTGAAACTTCTTCACTCAACTTAGTCTTAACAGCAGCTTCGAAAATTACAGCAGTTTTAGCCTTGAACTCATCGCTGAGTGTGGCTTCAGACTCGACCAATGCGTCCAACTCAGCAGTAGTGTCGATAGTTGTTTCAACAACAACCTTCTCTTCTTCTGCTTCAACGTCTTCGCCCATCATCTTGCCGTATGCAGCCTGCAAATCAACCTTTTTCATTGCGTTGAGTTTGCCGTACATAGCATTGATCATACCTGCTTTCGTCTTCGGAACAGGAGCTTGTGATTTGACAGCATCAGCGGCCGCATCCACAGAAGCAATAGACTCAGGTTCCGTTACGGCGCCTTGATCTTTCTTCGGAGCAGATGCTTTAGGAGCAGATGCCTCATCGAGAGTGTCTTCCACGATTTCGTTAATTTCTTCATCGTGGAGTTCTTCGACTTGTTTAACTTCAGTCATAAGTGACTCCTTACAATTGTGATTTAATTAACGAGAGGAAATTCTTAAACTCTCGAATCTGCACATCAGATTGATATGCTTTCGGAGCAGTTTTAATTTCAGTCTCCATTTTCTCAATTACCTGAGCTTCTAAAATGCCGTTATTCCAAACCCAGTCAACACCTTCCATGATTCCATTAACGAAGGCATCTGGTGCGCTAGGGTCTTGTACGATGTCAACCGTACTAAGAATAAAATCGTCTTTGACGTACATTGCGCCATTTCTTTGCTCAAGGCTACCCATACCACGAGTTGACACGCCTAGTTGAACACCGCCTTCTAGGAGACCTTTTACGATCTTACCCATAGGAGTATCAAGAATTTGTGCCTTTCCTACCACATCATTTCCCTCAAACTTGAGGTCTGTGATGAGGTGAGAAACTTTATCAAGGTTAACAGTAGGGCCTTCGGGGTGATTCAATTCACCAACGGCACGCTTCTTGCTAACCTGTTCAGTAACGTACTTGTTTACCGCTCTCTCCATAATAGGTTTGGGATAAACACGTCCGTTTCTATTCTTTTTGTCCGCTTGTGCGAACACGCCTTCGATGGTGAACTTCTTATCACCATTCTCTTTGGCTTCTACAATACACTGTAGATCGTTTTCTACGTATTCGCTAATTAACTTCATGTTAATTCCTTGACAATAGTCTCAGCAGACTTCTGTGCTTCTTTCTGAGATTTGAAGGTATCTAATTTATCACCATCAACGTATGCGGTGAACCCCTTCGCATCCTTAGTAATTACTACGGGAATCTTATTAATCTTCTTATTGAAAACAATATCTCCGGAAACCTTTTTAGCAGCTTCCCGTATCTGATTAAATGTTTTCATACTAAGTTTCCCTGTTGTACATATTATTTATACAAATTAAACTTTTAAACTGCGTTTTCTTCTTCATCATCTTCGAATTCGAATTCTTCTTGATCTTCATCCTCATCATCTAAGAAGAAGTCATCATCCTCAATAGAGAGGTCATCATCCGAATTAAAAATGGTGGCAGCAACCGCAGCCTTTTCCGCATCAAGACGATCATTCATCTTGGCGGCCATAACACTGTCGAAATGAGCTTTCGCTTTGTTAAAGTCCCCTGTTCGCAATAGGTCAATGAATTCCTGATTTACTGAAGGGGGGATATCGTCTAAATTTTCTTCACTCATATTAAGCTCCTATGTTTTCTTCATTTTCGTCTCCGCCGCCTTTATCGTTCTCGGCTTCGACTTCATCTCTCATCTGTTCGATGTCATCATCACTCATCATCATGACATTCTTCATTACCCACTCACGTGAGAAATACTCGCCCACATACTGTGAGATTTGATCCATTGTCTGTAGTCTTTCTCTCAACAGTTCAGCGTTCTTTAATTCTGTGAAGTGGTTGTCACGAATAAAGTCAATTGCAATATCGTTCTTCCACTCTTCCCAATCCTCTTCTGTACAGATACCCTTAATAATTAATTGCTTCTTAAGAATACCCAAGAACATCATAGAGAATCTTCTACGGAGTCTATCTACAAACTTCTGGAACTTAACTTCGTCTCTACTAATTTCAGTAGAACGACCAAGGGAGAACTGCGCCTCTTGTTCCAGTCTGTTAATCGGTACGTTCAGAGAACGATAGAGTTTCTTCTGGAAGTAGATGATGTCATCAATCTGTCCCAGATTCTCACCGCCCGGCAGTGTAGAAATCTCTGTACCACGGCCACCTTCTCTACGAGGTAACCAGAAATCCTCCAACATGGCCATGTGTTTGCGATCATCTTTGATCTGACCAGTGTTGGCATCGTAAACCAACTTATTTCTATAACGAGCCATGATGTCTTTCATGTGGGCTTCTGCCTTACCTGTAGGCAAGTTACCAACATCGATATAGAAAATTCTTCTCTCGGGCGCACGTGCGAGACGATAGATCACCAGAGAGTCTTCCATCATCCTTAACTGGTTGACGGGTTTAATTGCTTTGTGTAAGTAAGAGATCACTCTCTTACGAGTCGGGTCAAGTAGACCCGAAGTTACATACGAAACAGAATCAGGGGAAAGTTTAATCCCTTGGTTTGCACCAGCCTTTTCTTGATAGATGTAAAACTCGTTGACCGAATCAACAATCTTTGCATCTGTCTTTTGATCCTTTTTGTATTTAACCTCTTTAACTTTACGAACCTTAGACGAATCCACAGGACGAATTTCCTGAATACCGGCCTTAGGATTGCTTTCGTTGACTACGAGGTGATGTACTAAACGTCCATCGACATACCAAGAACGAAACATATCATGTGCATTGTCTTGGAAGTTCAACATAGAACAAATATCATCAAACTCTTCTGTGATCAATTTCTTGATCTTATCTGAAGTTTCTACATGGTCTAGAATAAGTTCTACAGAGGCTTCCATGTCTGAAGCACTAATAGATTCGTTAACGATATCTTCAATTGCGGCATCTACTTCGGGGTGTTCCGCAATACCACGATATTTCTTAATGAGTTCTGCATTATCTTTCGCTTCATTACCTTCCATGTCAACGTATTGACCAAAGTAGGCACCTGAGGCAGTAACATAGCCAGCACCATCGTCATCCTGTTTAGGGACAATGGATGGTAACTTTTCTTTTTCTTCTTGCTTTTGGACTCTTTTAATCTCAAAACCAAAAAGTTTTAATCCGTTGCTCTCTGCCATATAATCCAGACTCTTCTAATAAAATAATATAGTACGGGGAGTTTCCCCCCCGTACTCTATACTTATAACACCATTATGACGTGGTGTTTGACTCCCAGTACTGAACTTGGAATTCACAAGTGAACTCTTCAATTGCGTCAACAGTTTCATAACTCACATCGATTGCAGCCACGTTAGTGGGGAAACAACCACGGAAGTTATATTTCTTAACCGTTGTACCATCCTTGTCCAACTGTTCAACGATCAGGTCAGCCTGATAGTCCACAGGGTTGGTCAGACCAGTGTTTGCTTGGTGAGCGTTGATACCGTTCATCCAAGTTTCCAAAGCGTTACGGATTTGGAAGTCTGTGTCGTTGATTACAGTTACCGTCCATGATTCAAATGTACGGTCACCAGCAATCT